AAATATCATCGATCAAATGATATGAATCCGACGAAATATGAATGCTTTTAATTTCAGCCGCCGCCGGATAATCTTGCGTAATTTGTTGACCATTTATAAATACGGCATCTTCTGGAGGAAGTATGTTAAAAGTTACAGTAAAAGGAATCTGCAATTCAATAGTTGTAGCTGCTCTGGTATTCATATATAAACCTTTTTATATTTATTAAACAAATCCGCAAGTAATAACAGCAATATTTTTTTCAACTTCATTAATAGGAAAATCAGAAAGCATTTTTACACAAAGCTCACCTTCATTATCAAAAATTATATTCGATAATTCTTCTTGAAGATTTTCTTCTCCAATTCCATTCACATAAACATTATTAAGGTGACGATAATCCCCTTCTTTAATAAAAAATTGAACATAATCGTTATATTCTGAATAATAAATAAATATTGTTTTTTTAATTTTCATGCTTTCTCTGCTTTAATTTTGCATTTAATACCATAAAGCTGTTGAGCAGAAAGTATTGCATCGCAGGTTGATCGATATAAACCGTGATAAATTCGTAGACCTTGAGCAGTTTTTAAAGTTAATTTGCAAGCGATCATGATCTATGATCTCCAACGATTTCTAAGAATTTCTCGGTTTGAGCATCCAGCGTAGCGTCCCACCCACCATTTCTTGCAGTAGCTATTGCAGCATTCCAGCCAGCATTCCAGGCAGTTACTGCGATAGCTTTCGCAACATCATCCACAGCATCCATCGTATCTCCAACCGCAGCTGCAGCCCACATAGTTGCTATCGCAGTAACCAAGCCAGTATTCCTGGCATACGCCTCAGCAGCCACCGCAGCAGCCACCGCAGCAGCTTCCGCAGCAGCTTCCGCAATATTTCCCGCATCTTCCTTCTCTGCAGTAACCCACGTAGCAGCTATCGCAGCGGAATTTTCCGCAGTAGACCACTCAGCTTCCTTCGAAGCAGTTACAACAGCAAACGCATTAACCCTCGCAAATTCCAACTCTTCTTTTGTCGCATCCCCATTTGCGAATCGCTCCGCAACGTCTATAGCGTTTACAGATCGCTGATCATATTGACGTACTTGACGAGCACACCAAACCGCAAACAATCGCCATTCTCTTGAGTATTCAGGCGCGCTAACGCAACACAATAAAGCATCATGTAGCCCATTAGATTCAACGATCACAGAAAATGGTAACGGATCGTCATCAGCCTCGGTTTTCCCAAGATGTTTGAGAAGCGTTTCAAAACTTTCTTTGAAAGGAAAATTATTGCGAATTTTATTAAGCGTTGTGTAAATCATGCCGATAAACTCCTCAATTTATCGACGCATTCTTTAAATCTTTTAATTGATTCACTGCACCAATAAATTTTGTCTAATGCATTGATTGAAAATTTATCTCCCATTAATTTTTCAGCCAATGGCTTAGTAAATTTAATGTTGTTAATGGCTTTCATTCGTATGCTTGGTTGTAAATTGTTAATTTGCATTTAACTCTCCTTATTGTGGTTTAAGCTCACGTTCAATCTTTTCTTTGTGCTCCGCAAGAATTTTGCGTAGTACGTATTGAAAAGTTCCAAACCCTTCGCATTCGTTTGCCAGCATTGCACGCTCAAGAGACTCAATCAAATCGGTTGCAAACGTCGCACCTTTTTCCAGCCCAAGTTTGTACAAGTGCGTTTGGTGCTGTTGCATCAAGTTAGGAAACGTTGCTATGTTTTTGTGCGTTGTGTCGATGAGTGAATTATTAGGCATTGACTTTTGTATGTCAAGGCAATGCCTCACAAAAACAACAAAAAGTTTTTTGGCTGCAGCAAAAACAAAAAATTTAGGCAATAAATAACCCGCCGAAGCGGGTTATTTATTTGGTGCCTTTAAATTGGAGCGCGAGCGAGGCGCTTTTGATGGGATATAAATTACGAGATGTTTTCGATAATTTGCGCAAGGGTCTTGATGGCCGCAATGTTGTCTTTGCTGTATTTCCCGATGAATTCAACCTCTATTAGCCCATTGGGCTTGATTAAAACATTGATTGCATCTTCCGCTAGATTCCGATCTATTGTTACTAAGTTATCCGGCTTTCCTGTCGATGCGATGCCTTTTATTAATTTTAATTTTAGGCTGCTCATCTGGACAAATTGTTATTTTACGGGAGTTTATATAATGCCCTGTTTCCTGGGTTTGCTGGGGAATTTTGTGTCTTTCTTGCAACTTGCGCGCGTCCTCTGCAATCTGTCTATTTTTTAATTCCGTTTCTTTTACATTCAACATCACTTCATCGATTTGTTCTGGCATTAGATAACAATCGGTCAAAGCGCTTCTAAGCCTCAAGCGAGACGATTCTTCTTGGCTTGGGGGGTCGATCATTTCTTTAGAAAGCCACCATTCCAAAGGCCAGCCACTTTTTTTAGCTACCGTAACAAGATTTGCTTTTGAAATGCGTCCCGTATTTAGCCATCCATTTACGGACTCGACCTTGATTCCACATAGATTCGCTATCTCGTTTTTGGTAAACAATTCCAAATCGAGAGCTAAATTTATTTTTTTTCTAAGAATTTCTGCGCTTTCTTTCATCATTTCCCATTAAGGCGACGCCCGACAAATGATCGCACAACGCAAGGCTTGAAGTAATGAATTGACATTACTGAAGCAATGACTCAGAATTGCGCGATGATTAAAAACAATAACAACGCGATCAATCGCGCAATCGCATCGTTGGACGGCACTACGTCCACAGCGAAGAAATTTGGCATTACGACACAAACAGTTGATCAATGGCTTAAGGGTAAGCGCCCAGTCCCAATGCATCGCTGCATTGAATTTGAATACAAAACCAACTTGCCAGGATTGTGCGAAAAACTCCGACCAGACCTAATGAAGTACTGGGAGATGATGCGTTCACCAAATTTCAAATTAAAAGATTAGGTTTTAATTTAGTTTTTATTATATAAAAATAATACAAATTCCAAGAAAACATCTTACCATAACCAAGGAAGATACGTCAATAAATTTAGGTGAAATTTGGTTTTTTGAAATATTTAAGGAGGCTTTATGAGTGAAATTATTAAAAAAGACGAGATTGTTTTTTCGGCGCGTAAGGCGGCCAGAGATGGGAAGACTCCTAACCAAGCGTGCCATTTTTCGTTCTATACCGAGGCCGGGGTGTTATTTTTGCGTGAATATGATAATGAAATTGCAAAAATTAACCAAGAAAAACTAATGGAGTATATGAAAAACGAAAAGTTCATTCCAATGGGTGGGATGTAAGAAATGGCCAATAACCCTTGGTTCCGCGTGTGGTCTGACATGATTAATGACCCCAAGTGGCGCACGATTGCTCGCGTATCAAAACAGAGAATTGGGGACGTTGTTGCGGTTTATTTGCACATGCTGACATATGCATCGAACGCAACCGAACGCGGACGAACGCAAGGTTTGTGCGACGAAGATGTTGCGACCGCACTAGATATCGAAACCGCACAAGTTATCGAAATTAGGGAGGCAATGCAGGGACGCGTTCTTGACGGAGATTATTTATGTGGTTGGGAAAAAAGACAGCCGATTCGTGAGGATTCGTCCGCAGATCGAAGCCGGGCTTGGCGCGAGGAAAAAAAATTAGAAAAAGAAAAAATAGAAAAAATAGAAAAAAAATTAGAAAACGCAACCGAACGCAAACGAACGCAATGTGACTCTAGAGAAGAGAAGATAAGAGAAGATATAAAAGAAAAAGATACTCCTAACGGAGTATCCAAAAAGAAACGCGTATCGCCGAAAACGTCGTTGCCAGAAAATTTTGGAATCTCGGATCGGGTTCGCGAATGGGCGGCGACGAAAGGGCACGTGAATCTCGACGCACACCTTGAAAATTTTTTGAGCGCTTGTCGAAAGTCCGGGTACGAGTACGTCGACTGGGACGAGGCGTTGATGGATGCAATTCGCAAGGACTGGGCAAATCTCAGACAGCCGGCACGCGCATCGCCGAACGGCTACGAATCACCCATCGACAAACAAAAAAAATTTTTTGACTCATTGACAGCGAAAAATCGAAATGAATTTACAAACCAATCAATCATCGACATCAACTAACCACTGGCCTGCAGACGCATTGCCGGAGCATTGGATTGAGAAAATTTTTGAGAAAATGAAATTCCAATTCGGTAAAAGTTATTACGATAAATGGGGTGCCATTGACGGGAAGCAGTCAATGATTTATTGGGGAAAAGAGCTTTTTGACTTGACTGCGCAAGAACTTCGGCGCGGGTACGAAGCAATTTCGCATCAGGTTTTTGCGATTAACGTTGCCGAGTTTAGACGCTTATGCAGACCCGATGTCGACCCCGTTGTGGCGTACTACACTGCGCTCAACCAAGGAGAAAGACGAGAGAAAGGGGAGATGGGAGATTGGCCGCACCCCGCGATTTACTGGGCTTGGGCAAAAATCGGTTCGTTTGATTTTCGCAACTTGGGCTATACGCAGCTTAAGCCCCGTTGGGAAGCCGCTCTTCATGAGCAGTTTGCGAAAAGTAAATGGGACGGAATTCCTGATCCACGCCTGGCAATTTCGGCGCCAGGAAAAAGCGAAACGAACACCGAGGAAGCGCGCGAGCAAATAAAAAAAGTCGAGGCACTCTGCATACCGAAAGTTGCGCATGGGCGCGAATGGGCGTATAGGCTGCTTGAGCGCGCAAAAAATGATTCATCGATATCTCATTTTTCGATCAAGGCAGCACAGGCCGCAATTCGATCAACTAGTAAATTAATGGACTACGTCGATGGAAAATAAAGCAAAAATTATTGGAACGCTAAATAAATGGTTTGAATCTCAACTTACTCGAGCCGGAATTAAAGATTTTTATGTGAATTTTAAATTTTTAGAGAATAGGAACTTTAGATTTAATTTTGCATGGCCTGCAAAAAAAATTGCGGTTATTTTTGATCGAAAAGGCGGATTTTTTGGAAAAATTAGATACCCTTTTGTGCCACATGCAACATACAAAGATGGAATAAACGAGTCAAAAATTTTTCTTGCAAAACAAAATGGCTGGAAAATTTTTTGGTTTTGCGCAGGTTCTGTCCGTTGTGGCGATGCGTTGAGAGAAATACAGAAAGAGCTTCAAAAATAACATATATGATTTTAAAAAAAATGTATGCGTTAGGACGCCTAAAATCTGGTGTTCTCAATAAAACAGAGAAAAGCTACGAGCAGCATTTAAAAGTTTTACAACACGCCAAAGAGATCGTTTGGTACCGATTCGAGGGAATTAAGTTACGTCTTGCCGACAACACGTTCTACACCCCTGATTTTGCAGTAATGACTGCAGCGGGTCAGATTGAAATGCACGAAGTAAAAGGATTTTGGCTTGACGATGCGCGCGTAAAAATAAAAGTTGCTGCAGAACAGTATCCGTTTAAGTTTTTTGGGGTAACAAAAAAAGGTACTGAATGGAAATTTGAGGAATTCTAAAAAAATAAAAATATGAATATAAAAAACACTTCAAAAAAAGAATCTATTTCAAAATGCATTAACTTGGGAATTAGAAAAAAAATATCAAATCAATTATTAGCGAGTGGAATTCCCGTTAGGGGATTAACCATAAAAAATTTAGCTAAAGGAATTTGTTTGTTGAAATGCTTAACATTTAAAGATGATGCAACGATAAATACCAGCATTGTTTGGGATTTTTACGCAGAAAAAGGGCAGATTTTTTTTCTTAAACCAATTAAACCATTGCAAAATTATTCATTGCGTATGCGAATGAATAAGCATCTGTGTGAGTTGACGCGATGATTGGCCAAAGTAATTCAATTCCAAAAATTCCTCCTGAATTATGGATTGGCTTAGAAGAACAAAAAAAAGTTCGTGAAGATTTATTTAAAAAAAATTTTTATGTTAAATCTGGATTAAGAGAATTATCTAGAATGATTTGCAAGTCAAAAAAAACATCTCAACCCAGGAATTCAATAAAAGAACGAGAAATAATAAAAAATTATCTTCAAGAAATTTATAAATTATGCTGACAAATAGACAAAATTGTAGTTTGGTTAATATTAAAAATTTTTTGAGAAAAGATATTGATAATTGGATACGTTGGGGAAAGAAAAAAGATTACTTGCCGAGTTCAATCAAATGCGTATTGGGAGATTTATATAAGTCAACAAATGTTTTTGACAATGATCAAGATGAAGTTGTTCGAGCAAGGACTTTTCCAGTCAATTCAATCGAAGCAGAGCGTTTAGAAAGTATTGTTGTGAGTTTAAGCATTAAACATCGGCAAGCTTTTGTAATTTATTGGCTCGATAAGATTGCGCGCGAAGGTAAAGTGATATACGTGCATAATCGATCCGATAAATGGCAAGCAATGAAATGCAGCGAGGCGCATTATCATCGGCTTGTTTTGGCTGCTCACAAAGATATTGCCCGGAAGTTAGGAATGCTTGGCGATCTTTTATTGATGGGATCTGCATAAGGATTACAAGATCGTTTTCCCGCTGTCGGGCAAACGATTATTTTTTATCCATCACAATTTGATTGCATGTTGGGCAGCGGAGGTGGGCGGTCTCGGCGTATTTTTTGCGAGCAACGTATAGATTACCCGGTCTGATGTCGAATTTTTCAGCTGCACGCTGTATGTTTAGATGTGGATTTTGTTCTAGCCACTCCAAAGCTTGCTTAGTTTTTGATTTCATTCTTGTTAATAGTGATGGCGGCTGTCTGTGCTGTTATAGTCATCTTCAATTCCCGCATAATTTTTCCTCATAACAAAAGAGCCGTACCCAGAATAAAATCCGCTTCCATCCCATCCCAATATTTTTGCAACATCTTTTGCCGCCTCTTTTGTTTTAATTTCATCACAATCACCTTTTCCATCCTCAACCAGGATTTCAATTTCGTCACAACTCACCGAATGAATCGCCGAAATATTAATGCCATTTTTTTTGAGAGTGTTAATTATCTTATTTTTGGTCATTTTTTTCTCTTTTAGTTTGCGTTGCGTTGGTATGATCATATAATATCACATCGATGATACTTGTCAAGCACAAACCAAAAATATTTTTTGCAAATGATAGTTTTCTTTAAAAAAACTGTGGTAAATTTGCTAAACTGGGAGTCGATGGTTGGCAAAATTAATTCACTCTACTTTTTTAATGTATAAAAAACTCATAAATTTATACATGAGAAGCCAATTATGTAAGTTATTTAACATGATGCAATCAAAACTATATCCAAAGATTAAAATGAAAAATAGGCAATTTAGATTGTGACGCCTAAAGAACAAAATTTTGCGCACGAGTATTTGGTTGATCTGAATGCTAGTAAAGCAGCAATTAGAGCCGGATATAGCCAAAAAACTGCTTATGCAATTGCTAATAAATTGCTGAGGAAAGCTGAAGTCGCCGCATACATACAAGAAGCAATGGATAAAAGAGCAAAACGTGTTGATATAAATAAAGATGACGTTTTAAAAGAAATTTCAAAACTTGCATTTAGTGATATTCGCAAAATATTTGACGAGAATGGTAATTTGTTGCCGCCCCATATGTTGCCCGATGAGGTTGCGGCGACGATATCGAGTATTGATGTTGTCACTACGCGCATACCTGGCAAAGATGCCGTCGAAGTCGAATATACAAGCAAAATTAGGTTTTGGGATAAGCGTGCAAGCTTAGAGTTGCTTGGTAAGCATCTCAAATTATTTACCGATAAGCACGAGCACACTGGAGCTAATGGTGCCCCAATACAAATAATCGCATCTCAGGCGGACGAGAACTTGTGATCCTAACTAATAAGCAGCAAGAGGCTCAGTTGTTTTGTTCTGGGACTGCAACGCATTGCATGCTGTTTGGTGGTAGTCGTAGCGGTAAGACATTTTTGCACGTGCGCAACGTTGTTATGCGGGCGCTCAAAGCACCCGATTCGAGACACGGGATATTCAGGTTTCGACTTAGCCATTTAAAAGCTTCTGTGTTTTTGGATACGTTTCCCAAGGTTATGCGCTTGTGTTTTCCTGGGGTTGAGTACTCATCGCACGTGCAAGAAATGTATGTAGATTTACCGAATAAATCACAGATATGGTTTGCGGGGCTCGATGATAAAGAGCGCACTGAAAAGATATTAGGCATGGAGTTTGTGACGCTGTATTTTAATGAGTGCTCACAAATTCCATATCAATCGATTAATACCGCCATTACTCGACTGGCGCAATTGGCGTCTCAAAAAATTGAGGGAAGAGAATCAAAGCCGCTTAAGTTGCGATCTTATTACGATTGCAATCCACCATCTAAAGGGCATTGGACTTATCGGCTATTTATCGAAAAGCGAGATCCAGATAAACGTACTGGAATATCTAATCCAGAAGATTACGTTGCGTTCCAGATCAACCCGCAAGACAACTTAGTAAATCTATCGTCTGAGTATTTAAGACAACTAGAGGGACTACCAGCGCACATGCGCGCACGGTTTCTTGAAGGGCGATTTGCTGATGCAAATCCAAACGCATTATTTCCAGAGGTCGAGATTGATCGTTGGCGCGTAATTGACGGTAGTTCACCTGACATGGTGCGCATCGTTATCGCGGTTGATCCAAGTGGCGCAGACGATATCGACAACTCCGATAATGACGAAATTGGTATTGTTGTTGCCGGACTTGGAATTGATGGCAACTGCTATTTACTAGAGGATTGCACGATCAAGGCTGGACCAGCTACATGGGGTAGGATTGCTACATCTGCATTTGATCGTCATGAGGCTGATTGCGTCGTTGGCGAAGTAAATTATGGCGGCGCTATGGTTCAACAGACAATCCAAGTAGCAAGGCCGCGCACTCCATTTCGTAAGGTCATAGCAAGTCGCGGCAAGATAGTGCGCGCAGAGCCATTCAGCGCTTTATATGAGCAAGGGAAAATCAGGCATGTTGGGTTTTTCCCAGAGCTTGAAGATGAGTTGAGCGGATTCAGCACGGTTGGATATACAGGAAGACGTAGCCCCAACCGAGCAGATGCATTAATTTGGGCTTTAGCGGAATTATTCCCCAGCGTGATTAAAGGCAGCGTAAAGTCGCAAGTTGTTTCCCTGATTCCGAACAAAAACTTTTGGTAAAGCATGGCACAAACCACAGAAGAAAAGTTAGCAAAAATACATGCTGAAGCAATTTCCGAGTTTGACGCAATCCAAGAAGCGTTGCGCGAGGAACGATTGCAATGCTTACAAGATCGCCGTTTTTATTCGATTGCAGGCGCGCAATGGGAAGGCAAGTTACGTGATCAGTTCGCTAACAAACCGCAGTTTGAATTTAACAAAATACACCTATCGGTTATTCGCATTTTCAATGAATACTTGAATAATCGAATTACGGTTGATTTTGTGTCCAAAGATGGATCAGAAAATGATAAGTTAGCGGATGTTTGCGATGGTTTGTACCGTGCTGACGAGCAAGACTCATTTGCGCGCGAAGCGTATGACAATGCGTTCGAGGAAGCGGTAGGCGGAGGTATTGGCGCGTGGCGATTGCATGCATCTTATGAAGATGAGTATGACGAAGATAATGATTATCAACGCATTAAAATCGCACCGATTTTTGATGCGGACTCATCAGTATTTTATGACTTGAATGCCAAGCGTCAAGATAAGTCTGATGCAAAAAAATGTTGGGTTATTACCTCTATTGCGCGTAAAGATTACATTGATGAACATGACGATGATCCGTCATCATGGCCGAAAGAAATTACGCAAACTTATTTTGATTGGTACACACCTGATGTAGTTTACATAGCCGAGTATTACAAGGTCGAAGAGGTTAAGGAAACTATTAGGATATTTCAGACATTGACCGGAACGGAAGAGCGTTATTCAAAAAAAGAATTTGAAGACGATCCAGAACTCGAAGGTATATTGAGTGCGGTTGGTACTAAAGAAATCGGAACCAAGAAAGTTAAGCGTCGTAGGATACATAAATACATTATGTCGGGTAGTAAAGTCATTGAGGATTGTGGTTACATTCCAGGAAAATGCATTCCGATTGTCCCGGTCTACGGCAAGCGCTGGTTTGTCGACAACATCGAGCGCTGCATGGGGCATGTTCGCATTTCTAAAGATGCGCAGCGCCTAAAGAACATGCAACTGTCAAAACTTGCGGAGATTTCTGCGCTCTCAAGCATAGAAAAAGCAATCATGTTTCCAGAGCAGATTGCTGGGCATCAAGTGATGTGGGCTGAAGACAACATTGAAGATTTTCCATATTTATTGATCAATCAGCTGACGGACGCTAGCGGACAGCCAGTGCCAGCTCCGCCCGTTGCCTATACTAGAGTTCCAAACATACCGCCCGCTATGGCGGCTTTGTTGCAGCTGACCGAGCAAGATATGAAAGAGATGCTTGGCAATCAGCAGGAGGGCGACAAGATGGTTTCGAACGTCTCCGGTAAAGCCGTTGAGATGATCCAGACCCGCATAGACATGCAGGCGTTCATCTATATGAACGGGCTGGCCGTGGCTATGCGTCGCAGCGGTGATATTTGGCTTAGCATGGCTAAAGAACTGTACATCGATCCCGGCCGCAAAATGAAGGTAATCAATAAGCAAAACAAGATACAACAGATTGAGCTTATTAAGCCGTCGGTTGGTAAGGACGGAGAATCCGAGCCAGAAAACGATTTAACGCGCGCTAACTTTGACGTTACATCCGATGTCGGTGTATCAAGCTCGTCTAAGCGAGCCGCTACTGTACGCGCGCTTACGGGAATGATGACGATTACCACAGACCAAGAAACACTTAGTGTTTTGAGTTCTATGGCGATGATGAACATGGAAGGCGAGGGGCTGGATGATGTACAGGAATATTTCCGTCGCAAGCTTATCAAGATGGGCGCGATCAAACCCACCGAAGAAGAAGCGCAGGAATTGGCCAAACAAATGGCGCAGGCTAAGCCAGACGCAAATACGCTTTACCTAAATGCCGCGGCCGAGAAGGCTCAGGCCGATGCGACGAAGAGTCGTGCCGATACGGTTTACACCATTGCGCGCACCGAAGGAGAGAAAGCGGACACGATCAAAACACTATCGGAGGTCGACGCAACGCATCAACAGCAAGCGCTCGAAGTGATGGATCGGTTCTTACCGCAGCAACCACAGCTTGTATAGTCATAAAAATGGCAACCGCTCAGCCAAAATGAGCGAGATAATTAGGGGTTTTTATGGTAAAAAAAATCGTCGATGAAAATGAAAATGAAAATGAAGATGAGGATGAAGTAGATGAAGTAGAGGAAGAAATCATTGAAGACGATATGGTCGATGACGGAGACGAAGAGAAGATTGCTGATAAGGGCGACGCTAGCGAACAGGATGGCGATACCGATGGAAAATCTGAAGATGATTCAGATGAAGATGAGGTCGTGCTAACAATTGCAGGAGAAGAACCAAAAGTTGAAGAAGAAGAGCTTAAACCGTGGGTTAATGAACTTCGTAAAAACTATCGAGATTCGCAGCGCGAAAACCGCATGCTCAAGGAGCAATTGAAAGCGGTTCAACCTAATCAACAAAATACCATCGACCCCGGGAAAAAACCAACGCTTGAGCAATTTGAGTTCGATACTGAAGAGTATGAAAAAGAGCTGTCTATTTGGTACGACCGAAAGCGCTTAGCCGAGGATGCCGAGTTAAAAATCCAAGCAGATCGAGAGCGCGAACAAGAGGAGTGGAACAAAAAACTTGTTTCTTACAATAACTTAAAAAGTAAGCTAAAATTTAAAGATTTTGGGGACGCCGAGGAGCTTGTTAAAGATTCATTGTCTGTAATTCAACAGGGTTTAATTATCGAATGTGCAGAAAATTCGGCGCTTGTTGTTTATGCTCTTGGTAAAAATCAGCAGCGCTTGAAGGAACTTAGCGCAATCACTAGTTTAGCTAAATTCGCATCGAAAATTGGTGCATTGGAGAAAGATTTGTCAGTAAAAAAAAGAGCAAAGCCGCCTTCCCCGGAAAAAATTGTTAAAGGTAGTGGGAGCACATCAGGAGCTTTGAATAGCACACTTGAAAAACTTCGTGCCGAGGCAGAAAAAACAAACGACTACACCAAGGTTTATCAATACAAACGCGAACAAAAAGCAAAAATCAAATAAGCATCAAATAAGCATCAAATAAGCAGTAAAATAAGCAGTAAAAGTAAGTAGGTTTCGCAAGCCTTAAATTGCAGGGCATCAAGAAAGGTCGCCATCCAGCCGCTTTAATTGGATGAGTAAAAAAAGAGCAATTGCTTAAAATTTTTCTCATTTAATTTAGGGGCTTATTATGTCTAATGCATTTAGCAAAGAAGAGCGCGTCCAATTTGAAAACGTGCTCGAAGGATTCAACGACGCTTTAGTTTTATCTCAAAATGTCGCGGTATTCAATACCGATCAAACAATGATGGCGCGAACTAATGATGTTATTTGGCGCCCTCAGCCTTACATCGCGCAATCGTATGACGGTACCGATGCGACGGCGAACTTTAATGGTGCAACCCAACTTTCTGTTCCTGTCACGATCGGGACGGCAAAGCACTCTACTGCAATGTTGACGTCTTTAGAGTTGCGTGACGCAACGCAAGAGCAGCGCCTGGGAGATGCCGCAAAACAAAAACTAAGTTCGGATATTAATCTGGCTATCATGAACGTTGCCTCCAACCAAGGCTCGTTAGTTGTTAAGCGCACAGTTGCGGCGACAGGCTTTGATGATGTCGCACTAGCAAAAGCAATCATGGACGAACAAGGTGTCAATATGTTCGATCGATGCATTGCATTCTCTCCGCGCGATGCGAACGGTGTCTCTTCTAATTTGGCGGGTCGTCAAACCATGCAAGGCAAACCAACAACCGCGTACGAAGCCTGCTATATCGGCCGCATTGCTGGATTTGATACCCTTAGCCTCGACTACGCCAATCGTTTAAACGCCGCCACAGGTGGTGGTTCGTTGACAATCGATACGCGCGATTCTGCCGCGAATTACTACATTCCAGTTGCAACATCTACCGGCGTCGCGGGCGAAACTTCAAATGTTGATAACCGTTTTCAAACCATTACCATTTCCAGCACGACGGGCGTCGCTGCTGGGGATGCTTTTACTGTCGCTGCTTTAAATTCAGTGCACCACATTACCAAACAAGATACCGGACAGTTAAAAACTTTTCGCGTTATCCAAGTTGCGTCCTCGACCACTTTAGTGATTACTCCGCCAATTATCACCAATCAAGTTGCTTCCAACTCAAGCGCGCAATATCAAAATTGCGTGATCAATACCAAAGCCTCTAACTCGGCAATTGTGTTTTTGAACACCGTAACCACTAGTGTTAATCCTTTTTGGCAAAAAGATGCGCTTGAAATCATCCCCGGGCAATATGTTGTTCCTGCAGATGCGGGAGTTGGCGTGCTCACAGGCGCAACTGATCAAGGTTTTCAGTTGGTAATGACGAAATTTTTCGACATTAACACCTATAAGTATAAAGTGCGCTGGGACACGTTCTTTGGTGTGGCAAATAAACAGCCAGAAATGACAGGGATTATGTTGTTTAATCAGTCGTAATCAAGTTTGGGGGGGATAAATCCCCATTTTTCATATTTACTGGAGTTTCGAAATGACTACATACGTTGTTTATCCTCAGGGCACCGACATTGTTACAGTGCCAGCATCATCGAGTATTTCCGTTTATACCGTTGGCGACACAATCGCAACCGTTTCTAAATTATTGGAATTTTCAAATATTCCTTACTCATGGGTTGATCTTGGGACTGTTTCAAATACCGAAACTGTTTACGGTCCATTTACAGGCGCAACCCAAGTGCGTATCAGCGCCAATGCTGATCCTGTTTATTATGTCGTTGGTGTTGCGCCAAAAGTAATTATTCCATCAACCACAGTTACAGCACAAACACAAGGTACGCCAAACGCACAAACCGTTGCGGCAACCCTTACAATTGCCAACTTGTTGACAAAGATCATTACCGGTACTCACGCCGCAGGCGCGACTCAAGCCTATACACTGCCAACAGGGACGCTCGTTGATGCTGCAGTGCAATTGCCTGTCAATGGTAGTTTTGATTGGTGCTTGATCAATTTATCAGCCGCAGCCCTAGACACAATTACATTGACCGCTGGTACAGATCACACCATTGTTGGTAATCCAATTATTCAATCTGCCCACGTAACAACCGGCGGGATTACCGGCAATTCGGCGCAATTTCGTACCCGTAAAACAGCCACCAATACGTATGTTACCTATCGGATTGCTTAAATGGACTATCCAAGGCTTGTCTTTAAAGTTCCGGGAACGTTTGATTGTCATTTCGGAACTTACGATTATCGAGTGGTTAAGGATGATGGCGAGCTTGAGGTGGCGCTTGTTGATGGATGGTTTTTGACTATCTCCGAAGCATCGGCACCAAAGCAAGAGCTGGCGCAAAAAAATCAGGCAAGCCTTGAGTCAACTGTTAGCCGTAAAGATCTGGAACTAAAAGCTAGTGAGTTAGGCATTAAGTTTGATGGTCGCACAACCGATGCAAAACTTGTTAGATTGATCGGTGGCGGCAATGGCTTGGACTAAACGACAATTTGTACAAAAAGCTTTGAGTTCTGTTGGATTAGCATCGTACAACTTTGATATCCAGCCAGAACAAGAAGAAGACATTTTGTCGACTTTAGATTCAATGATGGCCTATTGGAATGCGCTAGGTATTCGAATCGGATATCCATTGCCATCAAGTCAAGGTTCAAGTGATATTGCTGACGATACAAACGTCCCAGATTCGGCCAACACGGCGATCTATACCAATTTGGCAATCGCAATTGCGCCGATGTTTGGCAAGACTGTATCCCAAGAACTTAAGGGTCTTGCCAAGGCGACTTATAACACTTTGCTTTCTTTGGCGGCATATCCATCTGGATTGAGACAGCAAATGCCGGCAACAATGCCATCCGGCGCGGGGAATAAAACGTGGAGTATTAACCAACCATTTGTTACGCCGCCCGTAGAGCCATTGTTGGCTGGGCAAGATGGCGCCATAAACTTTAACTACGATTTAAATCAAGATGCCAACAATTGATCAACTATCGCGCGCCCAAAATGTTTCTGCATCTGACAAATTGCCAATTTATATTAGCAATACAGGTGATACAGAAAAGGTGTCTTTATCGGTTTTATTAAGTTATCTTCAAAATCAATCGACTGGATCAGACAATCTAGTCACTCAAAGGGAATCAAAAAACTCGAGTGACTGGACGATTCAAGCGGACAGCAGCACTTTGGGCGTTTGGCTAATCATTACAGTTTCTGGAAGTGCTACGGACAGCGGAACTATTACGTTGCCGCTAGCTTTTAACTGCGTTGACAATCAGACTATTTTAGTTAATTCAACCGCGGAGATCGAGTCTCTAATCATTAATGCGAATGGTGCCACTGCGGTTTATGGTGCTCCTGATCAATTGGGAACTGCCGATTTTGAGCCTTATAATTTTGGGTTGCGTTACAACCAGAGCACCAATTCTTGGTATAGAGTGTCGTAATGGCAAAAGTTTCGACCCTGGACGACTCCGACCTTGCTCCCATATACATCAGTAATCAAGTTGATGTACGTTCTGTAACGATGCGCAATCTGAGTAATTATCTAGAATATCCTTCACCAGAACCAGAAACAAAATATTTAATTGGAGGAAGTGGGAATGATTTTTCCACTTCCTCCATTGAGATAATCAGCAATAAACAATTCATATGGGAATTAATTATTAGTGTTGAGGGTGCGATCGAAATTATATTTCCAGAAATATCGAATTGTGTCGACAAACAGGAAATATTAATAACGACTCAATATTCCTCAAATTCATCAATTACGTTTCAAGGGAATGGCGCAGATGTTATCCATCCCCCAACCATCATCCAATCTTTTGCTCCTATAAAATTTAGGTTCGACGAAACGAATAAATCCTGGTACGTGGTATCAAATCCTGTACAAGTCACTCCACCACAACCATTTGAAATTACATTAGATTTCGCCGAAGTGGGCGGCATTCAGTATGTAGATAATTTTGAGTTTCCCAGCGGATCGATTGATGTGGCTTTTTCATCCGTAAATTATCAAGCGCCAGAGCTAGATAGTGGGATATTGGCAGCGGCAGCCGGGATTCCAGCATTCCCGGCCTATATAAAAAGAGCGATAGCATTAGTCGATAACCCAGCATTTTCGGTGCCTGTATTAGTAGCAACTTCCGGCGGGTTTCTGCCGTCTCCGTTTTATGCTTCTAATATTCGCATTGCATCAGTTGGTGCAATGGTTATTTATATCTCGGGAAGTGTAAATCTATTGGCAAACGGGAATATTAGTGTCGGAATCGCGAAAAGAAATTTAGAATTACCCGATTCTGCAAGTTATGAGTCGTTAATTTGGGTTGATGGCGTCGTTGGTTCCCCTGTAGTAATTGATGCCATTACGCATAGGCCAATTACTCTCAATTTCCCATTAAACATATATTTACCCGACGGAGCATTAGGGGTAATAACCACTCCTGGTGGATATATCGGTTAATTATAAATTTACTTAGCCATGTCATAAAAATAATTAATTTTGAAAGAAAATAATGAACACAATTCCATTTGCGCCCTCTTATGGAAGCGGGCAACCGCTCAGCGTAACCAATACTTCTCAATCATTGACTCTACCATCCGGGACAAAGTCTGTTCGCGTAGTTAATTTTGGTGCAACAAACGAACTTTATTTTCGCATTGGTAGTGGCTCACAGACGGCGACAGTAGCCGATTGTGCGGTTTTGCCAAATAGCGAATTGATTGTATCAAAAGACGAAGCGATTCAAACGTTCGCGTATATTACAGCGTCTAGCACCACTTCGGGTCAAGTGATGGTCGGAGAGCACGGCTCAAACTAAAGATTATGCAAATACCAATAATTAACGGTATTTACACGAACGCTGCGCCAAACTTTCGTACTTCATACCCTCGCAATCTACAGGTAATTCCTAAATCAACGGGTATCAGTGACGCTTATTTGCGTCCTGCTGATGGCATTGTTGAACTGGGAACTGGCCCCGGAATTGATCGAGGTGGCATTTCTTGGCTTGGCGTTTGTTACCGAGTTATGGGAACAAAGCTGGTCAATATTCTTGAAGACGGCACAACCACGGTGCTTGGGGATGTTGGCGGTACCACACAAGTCACGTTTGATTATTCATTTGATCGCTTGGGGATTGCTTCAAACAAGAAATTGTTTTATTGGGACGGGACTGCGCTTACTCAAGTAACCGATCCAGACTTAGGCGTCGTCATTGATGTGCTGTGGATCGATGGTTATTGGATGACAACCGATGGCGAAAACCTAGTTGTCACCGATTTAAATGATCCATATCAAGTAAACCCTTTAAAGTACGGCAGCTCTGAAGTTGATCCAGATCCGGTTGTCGCTCTTTTGAAATTGAAGAACGAAGTGTATGCATTAAATCGCAACACAATCGAGGTTTTTAATAACGTCGGTGGCAGTCTATTCCCATTTCAGGTTATCCCTGGGGCGCAAGTGCAAAAAGGTTGCATAGGAACGCACGCTTGCTGCGTGCACGCCGACTCAATTGCTTTCATGGGAAGTGGGCGCAACGAAGCAATTGCCATCTATTTGGCTTTGAACGGTCAAACTTTAAAAATTTCTACGCGTGAAATTGACCAAATTCTTGATGGTTATACAGAAAGCGAATTGTCTTTTGCTGTGGTCGAGAGTCGTGTTTCCGATGGAAATAATTTTCTGCTTATTCATTTGAGCGAACAGACTCTTTGCTATGACAGCGAAGCCTCTAAGGTCGCCCAAGAGCACGTGTGGACGACTTTAACGTCAAGTGTTGTCGGTTTAGGAATTTATCGATCTCGTAATCTTGTTTGGTGTTACAACAAGTGGCTGACCGCTGATCCAACCTCAACATTGCACGGTGTGCTATTGACAACAATTAGCTCGCATTATGGCGATACCATTGGTTGGGACTTTGGTACAACAATTATCTACAACAAGAGCGCTGGCGTAATATTTAACCAACTTGAGTTGGTTTGTTTGTCGGGGCGAGTTGCGGTTGATGTCGATCCAGTCATTTGGACATCTTATTCATTGGATGGGGAAACCTGGAGTCAAGAAAGAGCTTGCCGTGTGGGAAAGCGCGGCAAAAGAAACCTTCGCATTGCGTGGCTGCAACAGGGGAATATGAGCAATTGGCGGATTCAAAAATTCAGAGGGACGAGCGATTCGCATTTAGCTATGGCGCGATTAGAGGCACAATTGGAGCCGCTCTATGTCTGACACTCCTCAACCTCTGAATCGGCGCCAGCTTGGCTCATTTTGCCCGGATGAACAATCGATTCGCGCATTCGAAAATCTATTTAATGCGGTAGGTGTTATCGACACTCGACCGCACAACGAATTAGACGGTTTGCAAGGTGGGCAACCAGGTGAATATTTCCATCTCACTAATTCAGAATATACCGGAACAGGCGATAGCATTTTTGTTCGACAGATCAATCCGGTATTGATTGCTCCCGATCTTGGCATACCGTCAGCGATTGATCTAAGCAATGCAACCAATTTACCCGTAACAGCAATTACTGGAGCAGACGATTTAACGCGCGTAAACGATACGAACGTAACGCTGACACTGAATGGTACGCCGGTTGGCGCATTAATCAATCCAGTCGAGCTTGCATTAGGTTGGGCTGGGCAACTATCAGAAGCGCGTGGCGGAACGAACCAAAGCACTTATTCTCTCGGAGACACTCTTTACGCATCCGCGGCAAACACGCTTGCAAAACTTCCAGGGAATACTAGCACTACGCGTAAATTTTTACTTCAGACAGGCACGGGTTCGACTAGTGCGGCGCCCGTTTGGGACACGATACTTGCGGCAGATATCCCAGCCTCGGCCATCACTAAAACCGATGATACTAACGTCACTTTAACGCTTGGTGGCTCTCCAGCCACTGCATTATTGTCCGCAACCAGTTTAACCCTTGGATGGTCAGGTGAATTGTCTGGTGCGCGCGGTGGTACAGGTGTAGCCAACACGGGAAAAACGATTACGCTCGACGGCAATTTAACAACGTCTGGCGCTTATCCTTTAACTCTTACTCTGACAGGATTGACGAACGTTACATTGCCAACATCCGGTACATTGGCAACAACTGGCGGAACAGTTGCGTCGATTACTGGCACAGTAAATCAAGTGCTCGCAAATGGCACAAGCGGTAGCGCCCAAATCGGGGCGGTGATATTGACATTGCCACAAGATATTAACACCAGCTCCAATGTTCAATTTTCCAACATAACTTCATCTTCATTAATAACGTCAGGGAAAGCTGCTGTCGGTAGACCATTAGATGCAACATGGGCTCTTGCTGTACAGGGGAGATTTTCTCAAAAATTTTACGACAGTTCCGGCAATGGTCGTTGGCAGACCGTGTTGCAAAATACAGGAAGTGTCGACCTTTCTTTCGAGGAATCCGGGATTGCAAGCAATCGATTTGTTTTAAATGCTGGCGGTAAAATCAGCATCAATACTGCTATTGCGGCTAGTACATTACATGTTTACGAGAACACGTCGAATACTGGAACCGCAATAGGATTGACAATTGAACAAGCCGGTGCAGGTGATGCGGCAATTCAATTTATTGCCGATAGCACTAGAGTAATGATGGGAATTGATAATTCCGATGCAAACAAATTCAAGGCTACATTTTCTACAGATCTTGGCACATCGCCTTTTTTTACAGTAACGACCGCTGGTGTTTTTAATATTCCAAATCTCACGGCTTCAAAACCAATTTTTACCGATACAAGTAATAATTTGGTTTCTACCGGAACTGTTCCAGTAAATCAAGGTGGGACAGGACAGACTACTTATACAAACGGCCAATTGCTGATTGGGAATACGGCTGATGGCGCTTTAACTAAATCGACTTTAACCGGTACGAGTAATCAGGTTCTTGTGACAAACGGTACTGGAAGTATCACTTTATCTACGCCACAAGATATTGCAACAGGATCATCGCCAACTTTTTCTGGTTTATTGCTTTCAAATACTTATCCACTATTAAGCATTAGTAGAACAGACACTGTAACAAGTGGCGCATATTTACAATACAAAAATAATACAACATCTTTATGGCAAGTAGGATTATTCCCGTCTAGTGGCGATTCTTATTATATTAAAGATGCCGTAAATGGCAATATAGTTTTTTCGACTTCTCCAGGAGCTACTGCATCATCTTCAATATATGGTAATTTGACGATTGGGACTATAACTAGCGGTACTTGGAATGGATCTGTTATATCAGAAGCATACGGAGGTACAAATCAAAGTTCATATACTCTAGGTAATATTTTATATGCCTCTGCAAGCAACACCCTTTCCAAATTATCAGGTAATACAACAACGACAAAACAATATTTAAGTCAAACAGGAACCGGAACTGTTTCTTCCGCTCCTTCTTGGGCGACAATTTCCCAAGCCGATATTAGCGGTTTAAAATCTACAGATTCTCCTACTTTTGTTGGATTGACATTAAGTGGATTAAATATAAATAATGTAGTAATCACTGATGGATCAAAAAATTTATCTAGTGTAAATATCGCATCAATTTCCAACATAGGAATAACCGGAACTGCAGACCAAATATATGTAAATGGCTTTTCTGGGTCTTCAATATTGGGAGCGGTTGTATTGACTCTTCCGCAAAACATTAATACAACATCTAGCCCAACTTTTTCTGCTGTATCCGCTACTACATTTACTGGATCATTAGCAGGGAATTCTTTAACTGCCACTACTTTACAAACGGCAAGAGCAATTTATGGAAATAATTTCAATGGAAGTTCAAATTTAACGCAAATTATTAATTCAACTTATGGTGGAACTGGCAATGGGTTTACTAAATTCAGTGGGGCGGCAACAACCGAAAAAACTTTTACTTTGCCAAATGCAAACTGCACGATTTTAACTGATAATTCTGCGATTACAGTTGCTCAAGGAGGGACTGGGCAAACATCTTATACAAATGGTCAACTTTTAATAGGAAATTCAACTGGAAATACTTTAAACAAAACGACTCTTACTGGTACATTAAATCAAATTACAGTAACAAACGGCGCAGGAAGTGTCACTTTATCTACGCCACAAGATATCGCTACCAATTCTGCCGTGCAATTTAGCAGGATTGGTATTGGAACAGCAGCAACTTCAATATATGGAATTGATTTGGTATCGCCAGATGCGGCTAGTAACGGATTGATAAAATTCTATACAAATGCCGGATCGCAAAAATGGCATACAAAGTTACAAGGAACCGGCAACTCTGATTTTGGTTTTACTGAATCAGGCGTTGCAGATAATAGGCTTGTTTTAGCTGCTGGAGGGAATATCAGCATAAATTCTGCCGGGAGCTTCGGGGGTGGGACTGGAGTAATATTCATTGCTAATAGATCTGCTGTTCCTTCTTCAAATCCTAGCGGTGGCGGTATTTTATATACAGAATCAGGAGCCCTAAAATATAGAGGGTCATCCGGAACGGTAACAACAATTGCAAACGCATAAACTTAAAAAATATGTTAATTAAAAAAACTGAAACATTTGTAGATAATGAAGATGGAACCTTAGAAGCAACAATTGTTGAGCAATGGGGTGACATTGTTGATGGGGAAGTTATTATTGATGCCGAGCAAACAACAAAATACTTTAACGTTGATAAAGATCAATACGCAAAAGAAAAAGAAGAAATAAAAAACAATCAGCAAAAAGAGCTTGAAAAGTCGTCAAACAATCTTGAGCAAATAAATAAATTATTATTTGAACTTAACAAAGGCAAATAGTTTGTTGAAAAAAAACATTAAATCTGTATAATTAAAATTTCAGTATTATTTTAAATAATAGTCAATATAAAGGACGTTAAATGGAATTTAATTTTAAGCTAACAGAAGAACAAGCGAATGTTTTAATAAATAGTTTGATTACTAAAGAATTTAAAGAAAAATTAGATTTAATAAACTTAATTCAAAATCAAGCAAAAGAACAATCCCAAACGCAGCAATATTTGAATAATAAATCACAAAACCAAGATTATGTCTGTATTGATGAATCACCAAAAGAAGTTAAAGAAAAAAAACCTTATACAGGTAAACCGAGAGGTCGGAAATCACAAAAAGATGTTGTTACAAAATAAATAATTGATAACCAATTAAACCGCTATCAAGGCGGTTTTTTTTCGCAAATATAAAATTAAATGATTGAATTGCAAAAATTAAAAATTAGCACATCAGAAATTAATGCAAGGCTGATTAATAAATATGCAGGATTGCTTCGATTAGAGCGTGAAATTTTAAAATTTCCTCAAATCGAATTGCCAATTGATCACTCATTTTGCAACGGTCTATATGCTCGCACGATATCAATCCCTGCTGGAACCTTAGTTATGGGAGCGGTTCATCGTGACGAATGCTTTTTTTTGGTTAGATATGGGCAGTTAGTTGTGACAACGGATGAAAATCTTATGGTGGTCAGCGCCGGCGACATGTTGACATCAAGATCAGAATCAAAGCGCGCAGGCGTTGCTGTAAGCGACGCTATTGTTACCACATTTCATTCCAACACAATTAATGAAAGGCAGCCAGAAAGGCTATGGGAAATGCTTGTAATTGATTTAATTACCAATGCGATTGAAATAGAAGAAAAAGAACAGGAGGTTATACCATGAGTGCCGCAATAGCAGGGATTGCCATTGGAGGAGCAACATTTCTTTCAAATATGTCTAAAGCCAATGCCGCCGAAGATGCCGCAAACGCACAAATTAATGCAGCTGAGCGCGGCATTGGGGTTTCGAATGAGCGATTCAAGAAAATTGAGGATTTATTGCAACCTTATTTGACGCAAGGCGCTGCCGCAGTTCAGCAGCAAGGTAATATTCTTGGACTTGGGGCGCCAGGATCAGAACAGGCTTTCATTGATAGCATTCGCAATGGCTCAACTTTTCAAGCGCTTAGTCAATCTGGTGTTGATGCCATTCTGCAAAATGCATCGGCTACCGGTGGATTGCGTGGTGGCAATGTTCAAGGCGCGTTGGCGCAATTTCAACCGCAACTATTGTCTTCACTTATTAATCAACGATTCAATCAACTCGGCGGATTGTCGACTCTAGGGCAAAACTCGGCCGTAAATCTTGGGAATTTTGCAACTAGTTCCGGCAAAGATATTGCGTCATTATTGGAACAAGAGGGCGCAGCTCAAGCTGGTGGTAATTTGGCACAAGGGCAATTTGCCGCCTCAATACCGTCGGCGATTGCATCTGGTTTAGGGATGTTTAAGGGCTTAGGAGGGAAGTTTTAATGTCTACACAAGCACCTATCAATTATGGGATCGATGTTCCGAGCCCAGGAGCAGCTTTTACTGAAAGTCTGAAGATTGGCAATAACATTTCTACTGTACAAGCAGTTAATGACCAGCGCCTGTTGATGAAACAGGTTATGGAAAATATTAATTCTCCTAGCGCGACAGCTGAAGATTACGCGCGCTTGTCGGCGTTCTTACCCAAGGAGGCCGGAGACAATCTCAGGTCGGCGGGGAAAATGTTAAATGAGTCGCAACAACAAGGCGTTCTAGATCGAAGTAGCAAAATATTTGCGGCATTCAAATTGAACAACCCCGAAATTGCCATTGATTTAATTAAACAACGCGCAACCGAACTCAAAAATTCAGGAGATGTGCAAGGAGCGCAGTTTGTGGAAACCTTGGGTAAGGTAGCAGAGTATGACCAAAAATCTGTAGAAGCATTTTTTGGCCATACCTTATCCCAATTACCTGGTGGCGATAAAGTCATTGAATCGGCGGTAAAGTTGGGCGCCGAAGGACGTGCGGCGAATCGCGAACCAACAGAAATGCAAAAAATAACTGCCGAGGCTCGAATTAAAGAAGCCGAGGCCAATCTCGCCCCTGAAAAGTTAGCAGCTGATCTTGGTTTGGTGAAAGCTCAAATAGGTGCTTCGAAAGCGTCCGCTGCCGCATCTTATGCCTCAGCCGAGGCAAGCAAGAGTAACGCTCAGAAAATTAGACAGGAAATCGCCGGCGGATTTGCCCCAGAAAAAAGGCAAGAAATAGAAAGCAAGTTTCGCAAAGAATACAGCGATCAAACGAAATCCTATCAAGATGTGAAGGCCTCTTATGCTCGAATTAAAGAATCCAGCGATGATGCGGTTGGTGATTTGTCTCTGATTTTTGGGTACATGAAAATGCTAGATCCGAGCTCAACCGTGCGTGAAGGAGAATTTGCCACGGCACAAAATGCCGCCGGTGCATTTGATCGCGTAGGAAATATTTATAACAGAATTGTCAGCGGAGAAAGACTAACTCCAAGCCAAAGAAAGTCATTTGTCGGGCAAGCAGAAAGGCTCTATAAAGCCGCCGGTGTTCAAGAGAATATTGTACGCAAGGGAATTGAACGTATTGCCAGCAGCTATGGTTTAAAACCAGACAATATTTTTTATAGTCCAACTGAGGTTGCTCCAACATCAAGCACTCCATCGAATATTGGAACCCCACCTCCTGGGGTTACGCAAAATCAATGGCAGTACATGACTCCTGAGCAGCGTGCGCTATGGCAATGACACTTGATCAACAGCGCGCAATTGCTATTGCGGACGCTAATATTCGTGCCGCTCAGGCACTAAGCACCAATCAACAAGGCGCCTCAGGACAGGTACCGCTCGAACCAGGCCAATATGTACGCACGGCTGCGGATGTACCGACTGAACCGTCGCTTGGACAGAGAATAGTTGGTGCAGGAGAGGCAGCTCTAGCGACTGGGACTGGAGCGATTACCGGTACTTTGGGTATGCTAGGAGGTACGCTCAAAGGATTGGCTGAACAGATCCTTGGCGGTAAATTTGGAACGATCGAAGCCAATCGCATGGTTGAGCAATCGGCGTCCGAAGGTGCGGCAGCAGGAACATACGCGCCGCGCACGGAAGCGGGGAAAGAATACACCGAAAAAATTGGTGAGCTTGTAAGTCAATTGCCACCCGTTATTCCTGGAATTAACGAATTAGCCGGTGCGAGATTTCCAACGCGCGCATCGGGCGCGTCCGATCTCAATGTGCTTCGAAAAGAGCAAATGGCATCTGCGACAAAAGCAATTCCAGCCACCACCTCCGGTGAAATTAAACCAGCAGAGCTAGCTGCTCTGATTAAAAAGGCTGAGACAAGAAAAATCGGCTCAGAAAGGGCGCAAGAGCAACTAGCCGAATTGGCCAAGATCAATCTAGAAGCGAAAGCAGCTGCTGATAGATTGGGCGTCGAGGTTCCCGTCGATGTATTTAGCGATAATCCACAGATACGAGCCGCGATTGGATTAACGCGATCCGCGGTTGGATCGGAAGCAGAGTCTTCTTGGAGAACGATCGTTCCCAAGGCTCTCGATAAATTCGACGAGGCGTTGCAGCAATTTGATGCGCAATTCATCGAGGGTTCGCCCGCAGTGGGCGCCGTCTCTCAAAAAGTTCGCGAGTCGCTCACGAAAACACGAGAAGATCTGAATGCTCAGTCAAAAAAAATGTTTGATGAAGTTAATGCGCAAATTCCTAAGCAAACACCTGTCGAATTTCCGCGCCTAAAAAAAACTTTAGAAGAAATTAAAACGGAGGTTGGCGTTAATGGGATGTCGCGCAAAGAGGGGCATCTATTTGAAATGCTGAAAGACGAATCAGTGCCCTATGGGCGACTGGTGCGCGAAAAGAATTTAGTTGGACAAGCAATCCAGGGGAAAGAATCACCCTACGGAAATATGGAAGAAGGAGCGCTTAAAAGATTGTACGGGGCGCTTGCAGAAGATCAATTAACTAATGTGGGCGCTGTCGGAGGGGAAAGTTTGCGCCAGAAATTGCGCGCCGCAAATCTTCTTTATTCAAAAGAGCGTGCGTTAGGAAAACGCATTGTTAATGCATTTGGCCAAGATGTCGACGGCAGTATCGCGCACTTAATGCGCAACACAATTACTTCGTCTGCGGTGGGCGATTCAGCAAAATTTTCCAAGCTCTTAAAAATTGTCCCGGACGATCTAAAAAAAGAAACTGTGGCGACGGCTTTAGCCTCTGTAGTGCGTTCTGGGCGTGGCTCAGAACAATGGGCATTTGGCGCAAGTGAATTTGCAAAAATATACCCAAAATTGCGCGCTAATACGCCGGTTTATTCGGCTATTGTAAAAACGCTCGGAGAAGAGTCTAACAGTGTGTTGCGTGATCTTTATGAGGTATCTAAACGCATTACTGAGGCGCGCGCTAATGTTTTAATGACTGGGAAAGCGAATCAAGCAATTTTGTCCTCGTTAAATGCCGACAATTTAATTGAAAAAGTTCTGCAAAGTACTGCTGCCAAAGCAGTCATTACAGGAGTGTCCGCCGCAGGGGGAGGCCCCGTCGCAGCTGGAGCGGCATCAGCGCTCACAACAGCGCTTACAAAGAGCAACAAAGATGCATTGGTTGCTGCTGGAAAATTATTTGCAAGCCAAGAATTCCAGGAATTGGCGATGCAAGCCGCTACACAACCTCAAATCAAACCGCAAAAAATTAAACGGCTTGTCCGCACGCAGCAATTCAGAAACTTTGCGAAAAGCATCAAGTTACCCAATTCACCTATGGCGCACGAGCAATGGGTCGCCCAGGCTTTAGCAAATCAAAGAATAGAAGATCCAACTAATCAGAATTAAAACAAAAAATGAGTACACCAATTTATCAGCCTTACCCAACATTTAATGATCTTAATGGTTCGCCATTAGAAACGGGCTACATTTACATCGGGACTGTTGACGGATACCCGCCAGACAATGAGATCGAAGTTTGGTGGGATAAGGATTTAACCATTGCCGCGACACAACCAATCCGCACGATTGCCGGATATGCCGCGCGCGAAGGTTCGCCGGCAGTCTTGTATATCGGCGTTGATAATTATTCAATATTGGTTTTAGATAAGAACCGACGAACAGTTTATTACTCGGAAGATGCATCAACCGGTTTCGCGCCGATTAATTCCCCGCACTTCACTGGCGTTCCTACTGCGCCAACCGCAGCTGCAGGCACAAACACAACCCAAATTGCTACTACTGCTTTTGTCAACGGATATCTACCATTAGCCGGAGGAACTATTACGGGGTCGGTAACATTCGAAGACGATATTGATGTTGCTGGTAATGCGACATTTGATAATCTTACGGCCACAGGTGCAGTCGCATTACCGGCTGGTACAACAATTGATGGTTTGACTCTTTCTGCATCAGGTCGTCAAGCTTACTTTACGCCCGGGTCATATACATTTGTTGCAAAATCAGCAATAACTTATGTCACTGGCGCAGCCGGTGGGGGTGGTGGTGCATCTGGTGGTTCTGGTTGTGGTGGTGGGGCAGACGCTTGTATTCTTTTTCCACTGGCTACAGTTGTAGGACAATCATATACCGTCAATGTTGGAGCAGCTGGATCACCAGACGGAGCCGGAGGTGCGACCACTTTTGGAGTTTTGCTTTCATTGAGTGGAGGTCAAGCGGCGTCCGGTAGCACTGATGGAGGTTCTGGTGGCGCTAGGGGCAGCGCTGGGCAAAATGGGTTTGGCGGTGGTAGTTTATTTGCGGCACCAGCATCCCAAGGGCTTTCCGGTCGATTATACGGCGGTGGGGGTTGCGCAAACCAAGCAGGTGGAAATGGGTTTTTGGTATTGGAGTGGTAATGCTGAAAATATACTTTGTTAAGCGAGCGTACAACCCAATTAGTTGGCTCATTCGTTGGGCTGTTCCATTAAGCCGTTTACGTGTTTGCCCTGCTAGCCACTGCATCGTAGAAATTGATGGGATTGCCTATCACTCAACGATGACTCATGGCGTCGTGCGCGAAAAATTAACAAGCGCACTGAAGCCATACCGCGTTATTAAATCCGTCAGCTTTAATTTTCCAAATAAACAAGCAGCAATCGATTTTGCAGAGTCCCAAATAGGAAAGCCATATGACTGGGCGGGAGCTTTTGGAATGTTTGTCAATCCAATGTCACGCGCATGGCAAAAGGATGATGCATGGAGCTGTTCGGAATGGGTTGCGGCAATGCTGCATGCAGGAGGCCGTAATTTTTTTAGCAATCTAGGTCATGTGACGCCAATGATGTTGCTGATGCTGATGGGGGACGAATAGTAATGGTTAATACAAAAGTCATTGAGCGACGCAAACATCAAAATCATTTTTGGGACTGGCTAAGAGATAAGGTAATGCCGTCAATGACGATTGTTTTGTGCGCAGGGGTGTTTGCAACTTACGTGCAAATCGTCCGATTAATTGATGCGCACGAAACGACTAAATCTCAATTGACCGAATTAAAGCAAGAAGTTGCTGCAATTAAACGCGAGTACGTCCAAAGGTTAGAATTACTAGAAATCCTCAAAAGAGTTGAACAGCAATTAGAAATTAATCGCCTTCAGCAAAAATCTTCTTATCCTTCAATTAAACTTCGCTAAAGTAAGAAATAACATGGATTTATTGCTTGAAAGAAATCACGGAACAACGGGATTTACAATTGGGAAATTGTCGCACGACGGTGCATTGATCTGCTATATCCTCGAAGATGAAGAGCGCCTTGTAAAAATACAAGGTCAAACGGCAATTCCATGCGGTCGCTATCGCGTCACAATAACTCATTCAAATCGATTTAACCGCTTGATGCCGTTATTGCTCGATGTGCCAGGATTTTCTGGAATACGCATTCACAATGGCCGGATTATTACTACTGCAAGTGATACAGAGGGATGTTTATTGCCCGGAGATTCGCCGGACTATGAGAAAGGCACATTGCGGCGCGTTGAATTGGCTTATTTGAACATTTATAGTTTGATTGAAAATGGGCTATCAAAGGGAGAAGTATGGATAAATATTATTTGAATTTTTTTTTAGTTTGTATATTGTTAAGCGCAATGCTAATTATATTTTTTAGCTTATTGATAAAGAATCGTGATTCTAAAAGCAATATTTGCATTGATGATTTTTTGCTTGGAGAAGATGGGCGCGCTAGTAAATCGGCTTCTGTAATGTATTGGGCGCTTGTAATTTCAACATGGGTTTTAGTTTACGTAACCATCAATTATGATGTTTTAATACCGGTATGTTATACAACATTTTTGGCGGCATGTTTTGCGCCGATTTTATCTAAAATTTTAAAAGGCGAAAAATGATTTTTGTTCCTTGGGAAAAAGTTGCTGGGGTTTCTATTTTAGTTGTTGTCACATTTATTATTGGCTCCGTGTTCGGTTATTCGTATCATCGCAATCGTCATCAGAATGACATTGCTGAGATTGAAGCAAATGCAGAGAATGCCGTTCTGCGTGCTAATATCGAGACACGATCTACGGAGGAGCAACTAAAAATTTCCATAAATTCAATCAATAAAACTAAAAAGGAACAAAAGGATGAGAATCAGCGCGAGTACGAAAGTGTTATTGCTAAGCTGCACGATGGTTACGGGATGCGCGTCCAGCTCGATTCCTGTAGTAGCGGATTGCCCAAGGATTCCACCGCCACCAACCGAGATGATGGAGAAGAGGCCAGCGGATTTCTTTCAAAATCTTCAGAAGAGTTTTTTACAAAAGAAGCCTATAGAGCCGATCAAAACACCATAGAGCGTAACAAATTTGCGGAAATTTACTTAGAAGTATGGAATAAATTAGAGAAAAATTATGCTCAACATTAAATCACAACTTAAACTTATTGAGGAAATGAGAGCTACGCGGCAAAAATTGTTTGATAAAAAAAATAAAATGCGTAAATACGATGCAGATATATACTATCCAAAATTAATTGAACTTAGAGAAAAATGCGCAAAAATTGGGCATAAACCTAATTTCAATAATTCTTGCGATTATTGTGGAGCGTATTTATGATACGTTTTTTTGTAATTATAGTTACAATTATTTTTTCACTGAACGCTAGCGCGCAACAATGTAATCCAAAGCGAGACAAAAACGGCAAAATTGCAAGATCAAGCGCAGAAGTAACAAAATTTAAGCGTTTAAATGCATGTCCAAAAACTGGATTAATTCAAAAAACATGTCCTGGATATGTTGTTGATCACATTAACCCATTGTGTAATTGTGGCGCAGATTCAATCGAAAATATGCAATGGCAAACGCTTAAAGAATCAAAACAAAAAGACAAAATAGAACGCAAGTTATGTAATGGTGATTAGTTGAAAAACTCATTCGAGTATATCGATGCAATCGTTCGAGAAACGACAACTTTTTATACAGAAGAAGAAACTAAAAATTTTACAAATTGTCTTTTGGCATTAATAAATATATCTCGATCAGAAATGCAACTTGAAATTATTCGTGAAATAAAATTTATTAATGTTTTGCTTGATTGCCAAAAAAAGTTGCATAGTATTCATGGGCTTCTTAATAACTCCATGTAATGAGTGATGGTTTCTTCATTTTCAATGAAAAAGCCGTTACTAAGTTGCCAGCAACCTTTTTTTTCATTATAAGATGCATAATCGACGCACGGATCATTCCCTCTTTTATGATAGATATTAACAAAACAGCCATTTCTCGGTGCGTCTTTAATTGGCTTCCAATAATGTGCTAAATCGGCGCGTACATATTCAACATCATGCTCGCTTAATCTATCGCATCCCCAAGTAATATCACCGTCGTTATAAACGGTATTGGTAAGATATATTTTTTTTGGTGTATTTTTTAAATTGTCATTCATGGTTATTCACTCCTTTTTTAACGAACATTGCATCATCAATTGCTGAACGCAAAGAATCCCCCTCGCATTGATATGCTCTTAAATTATTGCCAAAAATTAATACAATATTCCCAGTTCTATTATCCATTTCAATTGAAAACGGCATTGCGCCTTCAAGAAACTCAAATCTTTCAGCGTCTGTATTATTTTCCATTCTCGCTTTTAAAGCTATGGTTTATTTTGTTTTTGCAAAACTAACAGGGACTCCCCTTAAAAAAACAACAAATAATTCATTTGGGGCTTTTGTTAAAAATACAGAACCGTCGTAACTGTCACTCATAATTCCCTCTAAATTTAAATTGTTGGTGGCCGGAGACGACCCGGCTTGCGGCACCTCTTATACGCTCAGCATGCTCGCATCACCTCAGAGGATGTGGGACTAGCATGCCTTACCGCTTACGAATATAGCGCCTCGTCACTGCGCTAAACACCAACAAGAATGAAAGCTGTTTTTATTCTGAAAAGAAAATAGGGAAATTTTCATTGTTCATATTAATGGAATCGTCCAGCCATCATTCTTGAAGCCACTCGTTTTCTCCGAATGGATTTGCATTTTTATTCAATGTAAAAACAAAACCCTATAGGTCGTCTAAACTGCCATCTTAACCGTATCAGCCCCCGGAGATTATTTTCTCCATGATTTATGGTCGCATTCGATCATAGCTATGAGAATCGACAATGGCGCTTTTACTTTCCCTGAATAATCCAGTTTCATTTCTCATTTTTCTCCTTCTCTGGCTAATTCGCCCGAATTAAGTTGTTGGTATTTATTTTTATTTCTTTTTTCTAGCTTCTAGCATGGCATCGGCAATTTTGTATGCTTCTTCTGCTAATTCCATCTCGTTATCAAATGCATTTCTATCAAACAGCATTCTATGCATTGCGGAAAGTGCAAATTCATCTCGCAAAGTTTTTTCGTAATGAATCACAAACGCGCCGTTTATATCATTCATAATTTATCATTTATATTCTTGGCATCCCAAAGCGGAATTGTTAAAATAGCTAGTTTAATATTGGCAACCTTTCATTTCTTTTTTTTGCAATGAAATTTTGCACCAATTATTTTTGCTTTAGTGAATTTTGAATTTTTAAAACTCGAAAAGCAAAAGTCAGAAAAACTTAAGTCTGCATAAATAAATTCCGCAGAATTACAATTTGCGCCACAAATTTTTGAAAAACTAAAATTTGTAAAATTAAAAATTACTTCTAACAATTTTGAGCCATTAAAAATAGAATGACTTAAGTTTGAATTTTTAAAACTTACAAAACTCAAATCAAAATAGCTAAAATCAATATTGCTTAAATCTAAATTAGATAAATTTGCACCATAAAGATTTACTTTTTCTTTAATTGCCGTTTCAATACAATTTTTCCAATTTTCGCATTCGAGCGAAAACATAATCGCTCCAGACCATCTATTTTTAATTTCACATAGCATTTATTGCTGTACTGAGAATGCGGATTGCATATTCGATAGCCACTGCTGACACCATTCAAGCGCGATCTTTGAAGCTTGGTTCGTTTCTGGGGTGTCTCCTTTTTTTATTGTTATAAATAACGCTTCTGCTGGTCGATTAATATTTGGTTTTAGAAGCGCCATATCGTTGTAATCGAATTTTTCGGCATTAGCCAATGTCCCAACTAAGCAGGCGCAATCTTTTTGGTAAATTGATCCATCAACTAAACCGTTTTTTAATGCAGCAATTAGCTCGGGAACTTCTTTTGGCGCGCCAGAGAGAACAGCCCAAATATCATCACGAATTGGTTGCAAGTTTGCATCGCTCAAGACTGCAGAGCTCAAGACTGCACAGCGCAAGTCTGAGTTGATCAAGACTGCATAGCTCAAATTTGCATGGCGCAAGTCTGCATCGCGCAAATCCGAATCGCGCAAGTCTGCATAGCTCAAGTCCGCATAGCGCAATTCTGCATTGCGCAAGTTTGCGCGTTGCAAGTCTGAATCGCGCAAGTCTGCACAGCCCAAGTCCGCATAGCTAAAGTCTGCACAGCGCAAATCTGCACCGCGCAAGTCTGAATTGAGCAAGTCTGCATTGCTCAAGACTGCACAGAGCAATTCTGAGTCAATCAAGGCTACATCGCTCAAGTCTGCACCGCTCAAGTCTGCATGGCTCAAATTTGCATGGCTCAAGTTTGAACCGCGCAAGTCTGCGTCGATCAAGATTGCATGGCGCAAGTCTGCATAGCTCAAGTTTGAACAATTCAAGTCGGCATAGCTCAAATCTGCACCACTCAAGATTGCAGAGCTCAAGTTTGCATGGCGCACTGCATAGCTCAAGTCCGCATAGCGCAAGTCTGCACAGCGCAAGTTTGCACGTTGCAAGTCTGAACCACGCAAGTCCGCATCGCGCAAGTCCGCATCGCGCAAGTCCGCATCGCGCAAGTCCGCATCGCGCAAGTCCGCATCGCGCAAGTCCGCATCGCGCAAGTTTGCATCGCGCAAGTCTGCACCGATCAAGATTGCACCGCTCAAGACTGAACCGCACAATTTTGCAAAGCTCAAGTCTGCACCGTTTTTAATCGCCGCCTCAATGCAAGTTTTAAAGCTATCGCATTCGAGTGAAAAAATAATGTTTCCAGAAAATCTATTTTTTATTTTATATAGCATCAGATGAAACTCCCGAAAGATCATGACCACCGCGCACTGCACCGCGCAAGTCTGCATAGCTCAAGTCTGTACCGCTCAAGTCTGAATTGCGCAAGTCCGCATAGCGCAAGTCTGCAAAGCGCAAATCTGCACCGCGCAAGTCTGAATTGCGCAAGTCTGAATTGCGCAAGACTGCAGAGCGCAAGTCTGCATCGCGCAAGTCTGCATAGCTCAAGTCTGTAAAGCTTAAGTCTGAATTGCGCAAGACTGCAGAGCTCAAGTCTGCATAGCTCAAGTCTGAACCGCTCAAGTCTGCATAGCTCAAGTCTGCATGGCTCAAATTTGCATGGCTCAAATCTGCACCGCGCAAGTCTGAATTGCGCAAGTCTGCGCCGCTCAAGTCTGAATTGCGCAAGTCTGAACCGCTCAAGTCTGCATAGCTCAAGTCTGCACCACTCAAGTCTGCACCGATCAAGATTGCACCGATCAAGTCTGCGCCGCTCAATTCTGAATTGCTCAAGTCTGCACCGTTTTTAATCGCCGCATCAATACAAGTTTTAAAGCTATCGCATTCGAGTGAAAAAATAACTTTTCCAGAAAGTCTATTTTTTATTTCATATAGCATTTGATGCTCATTTTTTAATTAAAAATTATTTTTTTCAAACCAAGAATTGTTGAAAATATTCTTCTGCGATTTCATCGCAATGTTTTTGTATTAAAATAATTTGCTCTTTTGT